GCGTTGCGCGATCGTGCGCACTCGCGGCAAGCTCGGTAAGCGCGAATGTCTCCGTCGACAGCTACGCGCGTGCATGTTTTCGTATTTTCTGGGGTGAACTCGTGACCATGAACGCAGTGGGTTTGAGTCGCATGGTGGTTGTTCCCATGTCGCACGGTGTCGCGATTGTTTCCGACGTACGAGCCATATCGGAGGTTGCTCGCGCGGTTGTCAGTCTTGATGCCGTTGTTGTGGCAGACGATCAACCGATCAGGTCGCGGCCCGATGAAAGCCGCTGCGACAAGATGATGAATCTTGTACGCTTTGGCGCTGCCGTTCAGGCGTAGGCCAACCGTTAGGTACCCCGATCCTGCATAGCCGAGCTTGCGGAGCCTCCCAGTGGCAACTGACCGGACTCTGCCCAGATCGGATATTTGATGCTGTGTCTCGTGCCCAGGTGTGGGCCGCCAAGTCTCTTTGGTGTTTTTCATTTCGTCCGTCAGCTCTTTCGCGAGGTCGTTTTGTTGGTGCGGATGGTGTGGGGGCCGGGCGGCCAGTGATGACCGCCCGGCAGGGGTGCTACGCCCGGGTGTAGGGCAGTGCGTCGCTGACGCCGATGGCGTTGGTGAGGACGATCGGTGCGGACCCGGCGGTGCCGGTGGGCACTTCGAGCACGACGATGTTCGGCTCGCCCGGGATCTGCTCGATCGACGTGACTGCCGTGCCGCCGATGGTCGCCGCGGTGATTGCGTCGACCTTGTAACCGCGCACGTACACGTTCTCCGACGCCGCAGCGCCCGTCGGAAGTGCCGACTCGAGGACGGGAACGCCGGTGCCAGCGATCGGAGAGGCGACGTCGCGCACGACACCGTTCGACGTGAGCGTGAAGGTGTACCCGCCCTTGTCTGCGTAGCCGGTGGTGAGGTCGGCGACGGTGACGGTGAAGTTGCCTTCGATCGCACCGAGCGCGGGGTCCTTCGCGTCGAACACCTGCACGTCGACGGCGTTCGCGGCGCCGGTGGCCTTGGCGATTCCGAGCAGGGCGACGAGCCACGTCTGCGCGATGGCGCCCGTGTTGTCGCGAACCGCTTCTGCGGCGAAGCTGACCACGTAGTTGTCGCCGAGCTTGGACTCCGAGGTGCGGCCCTTGTTGCCGTAGTTCTCGCGGGTGACGACGATCTTGGTGGGGACTGCGGCGAGCGCGTTGACGTCGCCGGTGATGTTCTCCCAGGCACCGGTCCGCTTGATGCGGATGATTTTCTCGTGTGCGAGGGCGAGGGTGCCCTCGGTCTGCTGCGTGCTTTCGTACAAGCTGAGATCGGCCACGTGGGTCTCCTAAACGTGTTGGCTGAGGCCCGTGTGGGCCGTGGGTCTGGCGGGGTCACCAGTAGGCGTCACCGGTTGGTGACGCTGGATTGTGGGGGTATTACGCGAGCGGCCGGCGCCCAGTGAAGTGGAACGTCTGGATCGTCGCGCAGCGCCCGGATGAGTCAGCGGATAGCGCCAGCGATGAGAACAACTCGCACCACGACACGAACAGGCCCGGCGGGACGTTCTGCTTCTGGTCCATCGCTGCCTCGATCAGCGCGGCGAAGTTCTCCGCGGCGATCACCGAGCCCTTGATGCGGGACGTGACCTGCAGGCGATACAGCATGCCCGCGCGGCCCGTGGCGATCGGGGACAGCCACGAGAGCACGATGCAGTTGTCCAGCGTCGTCGGCAGCGCGGGCCCGTTGGTGTAGATGCCGCGATCCGTGGATGCGTACGCCCCGGCCGAGTACACGCCGGCGCCCTGGTCGGCGAGGTGCTGGGCGACGGCCCGGCGGAAGAGGATCGGGTAAGCGTCAGGATCCGCCACGGTTGACCTCTGTCTCTGCGATCTTGCGCAACTCGTCGGCGTTCTGCAGCGCGGGGTCTGACAGGTAGTGCGACTTGCGGCCGTTCTGGAAGTTGGAATTACCCTTGTAATGGCGGCCGAGGTTGTCGACGAGTTCGCCGTCCTCATGCCATCGGGCAGAGTAGGGCGCAGAGTAAGTGACGAGGCTCTCGTCGCCGAGGGCTTTGGCCGGAACCGTATCGCCGGAGGCCACGAGGGTCCCACCGCCGCCGGAGTCCAGCGGAGCTTCCACGGACGACAGTGCGAGCAGTCGTTCAGTAGCGAGGTTCTGCCCCTTCACTGCGCCGAGCAGGATGCTCGCGACCGTGCCGTCGAGGTTGTTGGTGACGGTGACAGCGGCTCGAATGGCAGCCATGGTGACCTCCGCTTGTTAGGTGATGATCGTCGCGCCCTTGCTCAGGTTGCAGAACGCGTGGGACGGTTTGATGTTTTCCATGCTGTGTGCGCCGCCCTTGGACAGCGGGTGCACGTGGTCGAAGTGGAGGTCGCTCATCGTCAGGATGTCGACCGAGCAGATGTGGCAGGTCATGCCGTCGCGGATGAGGATCGCCGAGTAGTCGACGTCGCCGATCGTCGCGGACATCTTGCGTGCCTGGTAGCGACGGGTCTGCTCGCGTGCCTTCTCAGGGTTGGCCGCATACCAGCGGCGCTGACGGTCCGCTGCGGCCTCCTTCTGGCCCGGCGCATTCCGGTACAGCAGGCCGTGCCGCGCGGTCTTCACTGGGTCATAGGCGGCACGGCAGTGACCCTTGAAGCACTCGCGGCAGTGCGAGTAGAGCCCGTCGATCCGCCGTGGGTCCGTGAAGAACTCTGTCTTCGGCATGTGCACGAGACAGGCCGTGCATGTCTTGTGGGTGCTGGCAAGGCGGCGGGCCGCGGCGGCTGCCCGCGCCTGACGTTCTGCGCCGTACTTTGATTCGCCCCATGCTGCGTGCCGCTCGCGCTGGTAGTCGGGCCGGGCATCGAGGTACGCCTTGTTCGTGGCGTTCTCTCGCGCCTTGTTCCGCGAGTAGTAGTCCCTGCGATAGTGCGGCTTGCACATGCCGCGAGCGTTGGTCGGGCTTTCACAGCCATCGACTGAACAGGTAGAATCTGTCATATCAACCCTTATCCGGTTGGTCATGCCCCGGGAGCCTGCCAGCTCGCCGGGGTCTTTCGTGTCTCCATCTTACCGGGTCAAATGTAGAGTTCCACGTGGTTCGGGGTGCCCTTGTAGTCGAACAGTGCGGAGTTGAGCACTTCCGCTTCGTGCTCGCGGGGAGTGCCAGCCCACACGGTGACGCGGGAGCGCGGCAGGGTGTCGTCGGCGACGAGCAGGACGACGAACGCGGTCGACGTGATCTCTTGCCCGGCGGTCGGTGACGTAGAGCGGCGGTCGACGACGAGGCGGGACTTCTGCTCGACGTACGCGGGCGCCGTCACGGGGTCGGCCCAGGTCGTGCCCTCGGACCCTTCGCCGGTGAGCCGCACGATGCTGACCGTGTGCGGCAGGTGGCCCTTGCGCAGGCGAGCCATTACCGGTGCCAGACCGTCGAGCCGCGCAAGCCAACGTTGGCGAGGATCGCGATGGCACGAGCGCCGATGCGGGCCGCTATGGCCTCGTCAGCGCTTTGGGCCGATGAGGTGGTCCCCAAAGACACGGAACCGATCTTCACCGCGCCCTGCCCTGCCTCAGCCCCGGTCGGGTCGCCTGTGATCTCCCAGTGCTCGACGATCGCGCACGTAGCTTCGGTGAACGCTTCCGCCTCGTCGATGTCGGTGGGGTATCCATCGGCGTCGGTAGCGAAGATCGAGCGAGTGGTGAGCGATTCGACCTCGAGGGATGCAGCGCGCAGCCGCTTGAGCAGCTTCGCGTTGTCTCCGTCGAAGGCTTCCTCGGCGTGAGCGGTGTAATCCGTGGGGGTGGCGTAGACGCGCAGGGCCATGTCAGGCCCCCTTCCCGCGGGTGCGTCGCCGTGCGGGCGCCTGGCGTTCGACGTTCGCGGCGTCCGGGAGCTCGTCACTGGTGCCGTCGAGGTCAGCGGCGAGCGTCACGGGGAAGTCGTTTTCGAGGCCGGTGAAGCGGCCCCGGGGCAGCGGCTCCGTGACGCGATAGCCGTTCTGATGAAGAGCGCCGCGCAGGTTCGGTGCGTCGGTGAGATCGACCTCGGCCACACCGTCGATGAAGATGATGCCGAGAGTGTCGTGGTGCTTGCCAGCGGGGCGAGTCGGGTGAAAGACGTGAGCCATGGTGTGCCTCCGTGAGGGTTGGCCACCCTGCCCTGTACAGGCAGAGCAGGGTGGGGAATGTGGGTTACGGCTTGCCGTCGGCGAAGCTGAGTTGCTCGCGTGCGCTGGCACGCTTCCGGCCGGTGAGGTCGATGTGCTCCCTCATTTGGGCTTGTTTCGCCCGGACCTTCAGCGCAGCGCGCTTCTCATCCGCCGGTGTCCCAGCAACGGCCTCGCGCCGCTTGTACTTGCGAATGTCGCGCTCAATGGACCGCTGCTTCTCCCGGGCAGCCTCAGCCTGTGGGTCGTACTCTTGGCCTGCCTGGGGGATCGTGAGGCCCGGAAGGTATGCCACCTCTTTGTGGCGGCAGTTGTGCACTACAATGGAATCAGCGGTATACCAACCCCCGCCAGACTGCAGGTTGTACACATGCCCCGAGTAGCCGCGCCGTTCGATATTGACGATGCAATCCTCCGATACCAGGCCGGAGAGAGCATCCCGAAGATCGCGGCCACCATTGGAATCAGCGGAGATACCCTCCGTCGCCGGCTGCGGTCCAGAGGCTGCACGATCAAGTCGCCCGGCGTCGATCCGACTTGGCTGCCGGAAGCTATCCGCCTCTACCGATCCGAGGGCCTCCCTCAGGTGGAAGTCGCAGATCGAGTTGGCGTCAGCCCTCAGGTCGTCCAGTTCTGGATCAGCAAGGCCGGAGAGCAGATCACGGCCAGTGAGGCCATGCGCCGCCGCCTCGCCGCGGCGAGCCCCGCCGAGCGGCAGGACCTGAGTCGCGCCGCCCATGACGCCGTCCGTGGCATGAAGCGCACTCAGGATGACCTCAACAAACGAGCCTTCGGAAAGGAACGGGGCCAGTCCCACGCCACAGCCGAGGAACTCGCCCTCGGCCGCTCCATTGAAGCTCTCGGCCTCACCGTCCGCCCGCAGCAGTCGGTCAGCAAATACAACCTCGACCTGGGCGTGGGCGATACCGTCGCCGTGGAAATCTTCGGAGGATCCTGGCACGCTTCGGGTCGTCACATGGCGCGACTTCCGCAGCGTCTCGTAGACCTCGCCGATGGGGGTTTCAACACCCTCATGATCTGGTCCGCCCGGCAATGGATGCTCGACATTCCCGCGATAGCTCAGGAGATCCTGACCTTCCACGAGCGCACCCGCGTCGACCCATCCTTCCGTCGTCAATATCGGATGGTTTGGGGTGACGGTGACTTCGTGTCCAGCGGATGTGTGGATGATGATGACCTCTCCCTCAAACCAACGCGAATCAGCCGCAGCGATGCCGGTCGGGGCTGACACCGGCACGAATCCCGGGAAGCAGTTGGGGTGATGAAGGCCAGCGGCACGAGCAGCGTCGAGCGTCGCGTGGATCTGCACCGTGACTATCTCGTCGCTCGTCGCATGCTGCAGCTGCACCGTCCCCGTCGTCCCATCCGTGGAGAGGATCTTGCCGACCCACGGCGCACACAGTGAGCACGAGTCACCGGCACCGACCGGGGTGACGAGGTTCACGCCGACCTGCTGCATCCGCCACACGCCCGCATCGTTGAACGCCCGGTTCACTGCGGTGCGCCCGGCCATTTCGGCGTACGAGCCGATGCGCCAGTTCCGGTCAGCTTTATCCACGAACCCGGTGATGCCCTGCCCGAGGAACCGTTGAACGGCCAACTGCTGCGAGGCGAGGTTCGTGGACGCGCCGAGGATCGTGTTCGAGGCGGTGAAGCTGATGACGCGTTGGAAAGCGTCCTGCGGGTAGCGGGCGATGCGCAGCGCCATCGTTTCGAGGCGCGAGGTGAGGTCGAGGGTCAGCATCGTCGCGGCCTGCGATGAGGTGCCCGTCAACGTTGTCGTCTGGGGGAGGCGCGCGGCCATGCCGAGCCGGTCAGCGGCCGCAGCCTCGCCGTGCTTCCACGCCGTCGTGATCACATCGAGTGCGGCCTCACGGCTACCGAGCTTCCCCGACATCTCCGTGGCCAGGTACTGCAGCTCCCGCAGCGACTGTGCGCGGGTGGCTTGCAGCTCGGCGAGCGCACGGTTCCGGACGATCGCACGGTCGAACAGGTCGGTCATGTGCGGGGTCATCGTTGACGTGCGAACGATTTCCTGCAGCTCGAGGTCGCGCTGAGCGCGCACGGCGACGGCTTTGATGAGGGTGTCCTCAGCGTCCGCGTACCGGGCCGAGAGGTTCACGCCGAGTTCTTCGATGAGATCCCACGCGGGAAGGCCTGCCGGGTCTGGGATGTACTGAGCCACCGGCTGACCTCCCCGCTACTCGATCAGGCTGTTACTTGCCGCGGCTCTTCGTGGTCTTCGCCGGGGCGTCGTCGATGTCGAGGGCGTCGTCAGCGGCGGCGGGGGTGCCGGCAGATACTGCCTCAGCGGCGGCGGTTGCCGCGGCCTCGGCGGCCGTCTCTTCGTCGGTGGGGCCACCCGGCACGTCGGCAGGCTTGTCCTGCGTCGCGGCGTCGAGTGTGGCCTGAGCTTCGAGGTCTTCGCGGGCGTCGAGTGCGGTCTGAGCTTCGTCGGCGTCGATGGTCTCCCACCGCGCCATCGCTTCGAGGTCTTCGCGGGGCTCGTCGGTGATGACGATCTGAGCGCCCGGTTCGAGTGAGCGGTATGCGTGAGCCATGAGTCTGTTCTCCTATGCGAGAGGGAAGGTGAAGGGGGTGCGGGCGGCCGCGTGAACGACCGCCCGCAAGGTGGGGCTACGCGGTAGCGTTGGCACCCTTGAGCAGCACGGCGCGGTTCGCGTCGAGCAGCTTCGTACCGAACAGCATGTCGGCCGAGAGGACCGTCTGCTTCTTGTTGATGTCCCAGCCGTAGGAGATCCGGATGGACAGGCCGTTGTAGCTGACCACGGCGACCTGGCCGACGTTGGCGCCGGCGGGCATCTGCAGCGGGGCAGAGCCGAAAGCGAACGCGGTCTTGTGGAACGCGAGGCCGATCTCGGTCGTGGGCTCGCCGATGGCCGGGGTGCCGGCAGGCTGGCCGACGTTGCCGGTCTGGAAGGCGTCGAACCCGAACAGGTTCTTACCGATCGAGCCCTCGCGCAGAGCCGCGGTCGAGCCGGACTTCTCCGCGTGCTTGATGATGTCGCTGTTCAACCAGCGCGCCTTCGTGGTCGGGCCGACGACGGCGAACCGGTCCTGCAGCGGCACGGCACTGAGGTCGAGCTGACGCCCAGCCTCGATGAGCACCTCGGGCTTGTCCCACGTCTGCAGGTTCGCGTCCGCAGCCGTGCCGAACCCGGCGACCTGCGTCACGTTGTCGCGCAGGCTGAGCAGCGACTGGTCGATGTCCTGAGCGATGGCGGCCATCATCGGGTTCAGCAGCTGAGCGCTGAAATCCTTGATGCCGAGCGTCATGTCCTCGTCGGTGACGGCCACGGACACGTCCGCGATGTCGTTGACGACAACCGGGATGCTGGTCTCGGTCGCGTTCTGCAGCTCGATGCCGGTCGCGCGGTTGAATCGCTTGGACTGGAAGGAGGCCGGCACGCGGATGTCGATCGTGTTGCCCTTGGCCTTGGTCGAGAACTCCGACGTGAGGTCAGTGTGCACGAGGCCGTGCATCGGCGTGGACTCGTACAGGGTGGCGAGCGCCTCTTCGGCGATCTCCTGAATGGTGAGGAAAGCGTTAGCCATGGTGGTGGCCCTTCTGCGCTATTTGGAAGCGCGCTGGTCGCGAATCGCCTTGCGGCGGTCGTCGATGGATTGCGGACCCGGGGTGGGTGTTCCGCTGGGCGGTGCTCCTCCACTGGACGGGGCCACCTGGACGCTCCGCAGTTTCGGGTTTGATGTGACCGACGTCTTGACGAGTTCGTCCACCAGGGATCGGTACTCGGCATCAGTCGTGTCGATGGCCGCGAGCTTCGCCTGGAAGCTTGCGGAGTCTGTGAGGAGGTCATAGTCAGCCCCGTGGGAGCCGACGACCTTGAGCAGGGCGTTGTCGAGGCGTGCCGCCTTGATGTCCGCGGCCTGCGTGGTGATGGTGGTGTCGCGCGTCTGGATCTCAGCGGAGAGGCTTTCGACGGTGGTCTCCGTGTCCGCTTCGACCAGGCCGAACTCCTGCCCGATCTTCTTGTACGCGGCGGCGGTCGCTGCTTTCGCTGCGGCCTCCGAGTCCGTCTTGCCACTCACCCGGGCAGCGGCCGCCTCGTCGCGGAGCTTCTTCACGTACGCGGCATCGAAGGTCTCGACGGGCGGCGTGGCGGGCTCAGCGGGCGGCGCCGGCTTCGGCGGGGTGACGGGATCGGTCGGTTCGACGGGAGCCACCGGGGGAGTGGCGGGCTCAGCGGGAGCGCCGCCGTCTTCCCCGTCGATGAAGCGGATCCCCATCAGGGCGAGCTTCGACGGGCGGATCGGACCGAACGTGTGATTGCGGATGAACATGGTGCTCCTTCGCGGCGCCTGGCCGCATTGGTGAACGCCCACCCCTGCGGTGAACGTGTAGAACGTGGGTTAGTCGGTGACCGTTGTCGGGTCGGTCTCGGGTTCCATCCCGTTCTCGGCCTTGATCAGCGCAGCCTCGGCCGCCGCTTCCGCAGCGTTGAGGTTTGGCTGCACGGCGCGCACGCCCGAGATGATCGAGCGAACACGGGCGAGCATTTCCGCCTGCGTGGTCTGCGCGCGCAGTAGCGGGTTGACCTGCGACACCTCGGCGAACGTGATCTTTGGCAGATCCTCGACCAACGCGCCGCCCTTGCCGGGGAACACCAACGCGTCGATGGCCAGCGCCGTGCGTGCCAGGCGAGCGAGAGCCGGACGAACGTACAGCGCCTTCTTGTCGCGGGTGCGCTCCGAGTCGCCCTTGTCGTCGTTGACCTCCGTCGCCGTCTTCGCGTTGCCGTCGCGGATGCCGAAGTGCGACACCGAATAACCGGTGGCCGTGGCGATCTCGCGTTTCAGCGCGACGATGGTGTCGAGGTGCTCGGCCACGCGGATCTCAAACTGCGAGATCGTGATCTGCCCGCCCTTGCCATCGTCGACGAGCCCACCGAGAGGCGAGTACACCTGCCGGTTCATGTCGAACTGTGCGCCCTGCCCGCGGCCGTTGAGCTGCAGGTAAGACTCGGGCACGGACAGCCGGCCCATGCCGTTGTCGAAGTCGCGCATCAGCGAACCCCAGAGCGCGTTGATGCGGGCGAACATCGGTTCCACACCGAAGTAGTCAGAGCGGCCGAGGTTGGCGAGTTCACCCTTCCGGTCCCAGATCGGGTGCGGGAGCATGTTCGGCATGTGCTCGACAGTGAGGTACGGCACGCCCGTGTTCACGACGACGTCGAGGGTTGCCGCCATCGGCAGGGAATCCGCGTCGACGACATCCATCAGGTCGAGGTAGTGCGCGGTCTCGGTGATTTCGTTGATGGGTACCTGACGGCCGCGTGTGCCCTCGTCGCCCTTCCACAGCGAGAAGGTGATGGACCCGGGCGCGTGGCGCTCCATGAGCCGGTAGCGGCCTTCCTTGCGCTGGTACTCAGACCACAGCGTGACGGCCGACAGTGCCCCGTGCTTCCACTCGGGGATGGCGCAGTCCGCCCGGTACGCGCGAAACCACACCGAATCCCGGAAGCTCTTGTCCCAGACGACGGTGAGATAAGTCCAGCCGTGCGCTGCGGAGTATTCGCCAGCGCGCAGCAGTTCAGCATGCGCGGCATCCGAGGACATGATCTTGTCGAGGCGAGCCTGCGCAGCGACGAGTTCAGCCGTCGCCTTCACCTCGCCAGAATCAACGGCGCCCGGCAGAACGATCGTCGGCGCCTCAGCGAACAGCAGATCCGAGGACAGCTGTGCCAGGTCACCAGCGACGGGGATCGCCAGCGATGAGCGGTTCTCGCCGACCGGGGTGCCGATGATGCCCTTCGACACTGCGCCGACGATGCCGCCCGTGTACGGCTGCCCGTTGTGCATGTGCGTCGCGGGTGCGCCCTTCTCGTCGGGGAGCGCGTCGACCTGGTTCGCGTACCACGCGTCATAGATCGCGAGTTGTGCGAACGCCTCGTCGTACGGCGCCGGGGGGAATTCGTCAGCCATGAGACCTCCAAGGGGTTGTGAACCCCGAAGGGATTAGGTGAGTTCGAACTGCCACGCCGAGCGCGTTGTGTACAGGCCATAGCGGGCAGCATCGAGTGAGTGGTCATCGCTCTTCACGACCTCGTCGAGGCCCTTCTCGGTGGCTTTCTCGTCCCACCGGTACTCGGTGACTTCGGACAGGAATCCTTCGCACCGGTCAGTGACCAGCAGTTGGCCTTGAGCGAGCAGGTTGGCGACCGCGCCGATACCTCGAGCGACATCCTTGTGAGCAGGAGTCGGCGTGATGTAGTCGAACTTGCGGAGCTCGTCCCTGAACGGCGTCGCCGCGGTGTCGTAGATGTGGTACTCGACCCGTGGTGTCGGCCCTTGCGGTGTGTGCGGGAGTGCCAGCCAGTCGCTGTACGCCTTCGCCTGGTCAGACGGAGCGAGCGACAGCCCGTGATTCTTCTGCGCCTTCGGGTCGTAGCGCCACTCATCCATGAGGACCAGCTGCCGCTTCACGCCGGGTCGGTGAGCGGTCAAGCCGATCATCAGAGCAGCGGATGCATTCGACGATCCGAAGTCGATGCCGGTGCCGAGGACACGTTCGATCCGCGGCATGTCAGCCCACGCGATGGTGTGCAGCTTCGGGTTCCACATCGGGTACACGGCGCCTTCGGCGTTGGTCCACTTGCCCTTGATGAACCGGTCGTAGAACACCGTGCCGGCGAATGTCGCTTCCATGTCTGCGATGTACTGCGGACCCTCAGCGCCACCTTCCCAGTACAGCGGGTTGTCATGCATCGTGAAGTTGAACACGATCATGTTCTTCGAGTCGGCTTTGAGCACGAACTGCTTGCGCAGCCAGTGATTGAATGAGCCGGGGTTCGTCGTGGCGAGCAGTCGGGCGCCCTTGACGCGCAGGCGGGTCAGCAGCATCTCCCAGAACCCGAGGGGCAGCAGAGTAGCTTCATCGCAATACGCGATTTCAATGGAGCTTCCGCGGATCTTCTCCTCAGAGCGCACATCGTTCGCGCCGACCAGGTGAACAACGCGGCCCATGATCACGGCCGTGTTCGAACCCGTCGTGTGGAACACCTGCCCAGCGAGGTCGCCGAACAGTTCCGGCTTCTGCAACTCCGAGATGATGTTGCGCTCAATGGTCTGCAACGTGCGACCAACGATGACGATCAGCCCCGTGCCGTTCGCCTCCCGAATGGCAATCTGAAACGCAAACAGGGAACTGAACGTCTTCCCACCAGACACAGCGCCGACCCACAGCGCAAGCTTGCGACTCTTCGACGCATGGATCGACCACATCTGCTTCGGGGAAAGAGCCGGACTACTCGTCGACGTCATCGGGAACGTAGTCGCCGGCAGCGCGAGCGAACCCAGCCGCCAACGCATCGAGCACCGAGTGAGCCT